CAAACCCGACTTTCAACGATGAAGCATCATCTGATTAATAAAATTAAAAGCGATTTGTGGGCTATTCGCCCTGATTACTTAACGACCCTGTATCATGCCGCGTTGGATTTCGACGGATCCGGCAACGCGTCGGACTCGCGAGGATATTCCGTCGAAGGGTCCACTGCTGTCGTCCCCATCTACGGGGCTCTTGGAAAGAACCTCAACGAATTCGAAGCGTTGTTCATGACCGACTACAACGACATCGAAGCGGCTTTAATTGAAGCCGAAAATGACGAATCAGTTGAGACAATCCTTCTAGACATCAACAGCCCGGGCGGAACGATTCAAGGCTTGCCCGAATTGGTTAATTACATGCGGACCATTGAAAAGCCGCTTGTCAGTTATACCGACGGAATGATGGCTTCGGCGGCTTACTGGTTAGGCACTGTCTCCCCTCACTTGTTGATCTCTCAAACCGCGGAGGTCGGATCGGTCGGGGTTTATGTGGCTTTGCTTGACGAGTCCAAAGCCCTTGAGATGCAGGGCTATAAGGTCGAGGCAATTTCAGCGGGCAAACACAAACTCGATTACTCCGGGTATGAGCCTTTGACAGACGAGGCCCGGGCAAGGCTTCAAGCGAACGTCGACAAATGGCACGGACGTTTCAAGGCCGCGGTTCGAGTTAATTACCCGGTCGATGATGAATACCTCGAGGGACAAACCTTCGAAGGAGAGGAAGCTCTTGAAGTTCAAATGGCAAGCGGCCTTGTGGATAGCCTTTCCGATGCCCTGCTTCTAATCAACGAATAATTTCACTTTTCATCCTCATATTAGAGATGAAAACCATTCTTAACCTGATTCAGGCAAACGCCGAAATCGCTAACCTCAAGAAAGAACTTGAGGCAAGCAAAGCAAGCGTTGAGCAAATGAACGCAAGCGTCGAAGAGCTTAAAGCCTCTCACGCCTCCGAACTGGAGCAAATCAAAAAAGCTCATTCGGTCGCATTAAAAGACGCAAACGCCAAGGTCGAACTTCTGACCGAGGCAAATGAGATTCTCGAGAAAGAGCAAAAGAGCGCATCCGAGCAAGCTGTCCAAGTGCTTGCATCAGTTGGCGTAGAGCAACCGGTCGAGGAAGCCGCCCCAGAACCCGAAGTTGAGCAATCAATCGACGAACTGTGGGCCGAATACAAGGCGATTAAAGACGCTAAAGAGCGCCGCGCCTTCTACACCGAAAACATAAAACCTCGACTGTAATATCATGCCCACCAACCAATTAAATGGAATCAATCTGGCGCAAATAGCCGAGTCCACATTGGACTATATGAGTTATGAATTCGCCCCATTGAATGCCATTACCCGAGATTTCTCGGAAGACATCGCCCAACAAGGCGAATCGGTCACCACTCGAGTTCCCGCGTCTGTGAACGCCGTGGATTTGTCAAGTGGTTATACTGCCCAAAACTCCGTTACAACTGCGAAGCCTATTAACCTCGATTCTTTTTTCGGGTATGTTTACGGGTTCAGCGATGCAGAAGTTTCTAAAGCTGGAAACTTTGATTGGCTTAAAAACATCTTTATGGCTCCGGCTCTTGAAGCTGTTCAGAACAAGCTGATGGATAGCCTCGGGGCGCTGATTACGACTTCCACATTTACCAACACGCCGATCACACAGGCAGCAAGCGGATTTGATGCCGATCATGTGGCCGATCTCAGTGCGAGTCTCAGCAACCAGAAGGCCCCCCGTTCGGAAAGATCACTGGTCTTGGGGAGTTCTTACGTCGCAGCACTACACAAAGACACCGCGATCGTTGACGCGTCCCAGTATGGAGATGATCGAGGAATCAAAAATCATGCTGCGATGCGTGTTCACGGGTTCGACATCTACGAATATAACGACATTCTGGCAAACGGCACCAGTTACGTCGGCGGATACGCTTTGCATCCTTCGGCTTTGATTATGGCCGCCCGCCAACCTGCGACACCTTCAGACCCCGGTCTGGATGTGGTTAACACGTTGACTCCCAATGGGATGCCTATCCAGTTCCGGTCGTGGTATGATCCCGATGGAGGTCTTTACAAAGTCTCTCTTGGTGTTCTTTTCGGCGTAGCAGTCGGGAACACCAATGCGTTGACCATTGTCAAAACGCAGTAGTTTAAAAAATTAACATATGGCAAGTAACACGTTATCGGGGATCTCGCTTGATGCGATCGCCGACAAAACTCTAGACGTTCTTTCGAGTCGTTTCTTTGAACTTTCACGGTTCACAAGGGACTTTTCGACAGACATCAAAGACAAGGGCGCGTCTGTCAAGACGAGGCTCCCCGGTAACGTGTCGGCTGTTAATTTGGATAGTGGTTACGTTGCCCAAAATTCAAGCACGACCGAAAAAATAATCACACTCAGCGAATACCGCGGATATGTGATCGGGCTAAAAGACAAAGAAGTCAGCTTTGCAAAGTCGGTTGAATGGCTTGAAAATATTTTAATTAAACCGGCCGTCGAAGCTACTGTTCGAAAAGTGGTCGACGACTTGTTAAGTTTGGTCACGGCTTCGAGCTTCACAAATGCCATCACGGTAACGGCACAAAACTTTGATTCAGACAATCTTGCCGATGCAGCCGCGACTCTCTCAAACAACAAGGTTGGAAAGTCTTTGCGATCCGCTCTTGTTGGCTTTGATTATTTTTCATCACTGCAAAAAGATGAAGTTCACGTAACGCCGGCCAAGGCATACGGAGGCCCGCAAGCGATCCAAGATCATGACGCGCACATGATCCACGGAATTGATGTGACCGGTTACGAGGGTATCCCGTCCAATAGTGAATACCTCGAGGGAATTATCGCCCATCCAAGCGCCTTGTTGATTGCAGCAAGAACCCCGGCGCTTCCTCCGGGTCCAAGGGTGGACAGCGTGAACCGAATCACCGAACACGGGCTTCCTCTTCAGTTCCGCCACTGGTATTCCCGCAATTTAGGCCTACACAAAATCAGCGTTTCGGTCCTTTACGGAACAAGTGTCGGCTTGGGCGATAGCTTAATCAGAATCAAAAGCGCATAAATTTAAGAAAATGATAGTCAAACCATCCTTCACGATTGGAATCAAGGAATCGGGCGAAATCGACATTTTGAAGATCGGGTCCGCCGAGGATTGCAAGGAGACCTTGCTTGATGAAACCAAAACCCCATCGGGCAAATACGTTCAACTGCAATATTACAGAAAGCCTCCGTATAGCAAGCGGCGCGACATCAAGACTCAGGCCGCGGAGGCAACACCCAAAAAGAAACGCGGACGCAAGTCCGAAGAATAATCATACCCGTCTCAAGCTGGCTTGACATCGCCTCGTCTGCAAATGCGCGGGCGAGGCGTTTTTAAATAATGGCAACCTTACGGCTAAAAGAATTTAGAAGCGATTACCTTTACGAATTCGCGTGGTCTAATGCCATTGATACGTGGTTCTCGATTGATCCGACATCTGATGGGCAATACATCGAACTGCCTGTCGACGGAACAAATCGAATTGTCGTTCGGGTTACATCAAATCAAGCTGAATTTGGCGCAAAGGCATACTTGATCCAAAAGGGGGTTTTTAATCCCGTAATTCCCGGGACACTTTGGCAAGATTACAAATACATTAAGCTCAATGTTGCCGATGGATCTGGAACATTTCGCGCCGACTCATACGCCAACAACTATTCGGACCCGGCTCATGCCTTGGTTGAATCGGGCTCGATTATCGACCTTCAAGCGTTCAATCAGCAAGTCGATCTGGAGCGGCAAATCGGAGTTGTGTTTGATTACAACGGAACAAAGCTTCGGGGCACAACAACAAGCCGGACTGATTCAAAGAACCTCGAGCCCGGCGGATACCTTGAAAGCTTTGACGTTGTGTTGACCACATCACGCGAACAATGGGTCAAGGCTGGAACAAGCCCAATCCTCGGCGCATCGGTTACCGTGGCGGGCGTCAAATATCGCATTGCAACAATAGTTATTAACGGGGGGCACTTCGAGCTTGCCCTTTCAAAGCATCGTGGCGGTTGAATTCTCAATTGATACTCGGGAGTTTCAAGACGCTTTGAAGCTTTACATGAAGTATACCAAAAAGACGCTTGCCGATGCTGTCAATCACCGGGCGATCAATATTACTTTTAAAGCAATCCGTTACACCAAAGCCACGACGCTTGGAAAAATAAAGCGCGAAATGTGGCGAACAAGCCGCAAACACCCGGGGGTTCCTGTTCTTTCATTGTTGGTAAATAAATATGTCGCGGGCAAGGATCAGCGTTTTGCTGGAAAATATAAGGCACTGAAAAACGCATACGGCCCGAAAGGCATAACCCCCAAGAATACGGAGGATTTTAAGGGCAAGATGGGCGCGGCAATGGATATGCTTTGGGATTTAAAACAAAGAAGTCGAGGTTTTATCAAAGCGGGCTGGTTTGAAGCCATCAACGATCTTCGACCGCATGTTAAAGTGAAACGCAAACCACCCAAAAACATCCGAGGGGATGGAGCGGCAAAAAAACTTGGGATGGCAAAGCCCGCTTTTTCTGGAATCAACCCAACGGCTGAGATCATTAACCGAGTTAATGGGGCCGTAAAGGTGGGGGCAAAACCACTTTATCGAGCCATCAAAGCAGATGCGGCCGACATGATGGTTTACGTAAATCGCAAGATGCAAGAGGAAGCCGACAAGTTCCAACCCTCAAAAGCGCGTCATATTTACTTTGACCCGATGAACGTATTTCGCCGATGAGCATTCGCAAAAAAACTGAAGAGGCTTTCGCCGAGCTTATATCTGAAAGCGTGGCTTGCCCTGTTTATGTAGGCACACGGGGCGAGGTTGCAGAACACCCTTGCGTTGTGGTTGTCATGACTGGCAGCGAAGAAATGCCGCCCAATACCGGAAACGTTTCGGCCGAGCTGGTTGTCTCAGTCCAAGGAACCATCGACGAGGCAATTGAAAATTCAATGAGTTATTTCGATGAGGTTGTCGAACAAGTTCAAGGAGTTTTAATGTTTGACGATTTAGCAAGCGACCTTTCGGCCAAAGTGGAGGATTTTACTTGCATCGGAATAATGGGCCGAACAGGGCCAACAACAGAAATCGACGACGGAGAAAACATGATTGCCGAAGTGTTTAACGTAAACGCTTTGGTTGGGCAATTTTAACAATTAGAAAAACAGAAAAACAATGAGCACAATTCAAAAAGGGGCATCGGTTGCATTCGGGCACGGAGGAAACACACAGGCACTTCTAAAACTAAACGGTGGAAACGATATATATGTTTTCTTGCAAGATATGCGGGTCAACGCTTCATCCTCGACGCAAGAAATTATTGACGGAAACGGAGAATGCACCGGCAAAATTTTCTTTGATCAAAGAG